ATATTTTCTAATTCTGTTAATGAATATTTATGATGTTGCATCAAAGCAAAATTAATCTTGTAGTATGACTCAAGACTTGTATGAGCCATACCTAACTGAAAAAACTTGCTAATCCTTCCAGAACAACTTCAGATTCTACACTGGTATTTGGATTCTTTACCATAATCGTATGGGAAAGTTTTGGCATCGTAGTAAAGAAATTCTCAATTTGTTTAAATTGTTTGGTATTCAGTTGCTCAATAAATTCGTCAAGTTCTTTCTTCGAATAATCAGATGCTTCCCAACTCTCATCTTGATTATAAATCATTTCAATACAAGATGTAATCATTGAAAGTGATTGTCCAATTTCACTTGTACCTTCTTCTGTCTCAAAATTATTCTCAACAAACTGCTCCAATGAAGGATACTTCAACTTCATTGAGAGTTCATCATCAAGTTTAATAATATTCTTATGGCCTCTGGTCTTCTGAACTTTAATACTGTCAATATTAATTGACATCTCTACTTGTGTTTCATTATCATCAGGACAAGTAATATTCACATCAACAGTCTCACCAACAGACTTTGCACGGACATTTAAGAACAAATATTCAATATCAAAAGTGGCAAGTGATTCTACTTTAATATCCTTTGAAATAATACAATCTGAAAGAATTTGGACAATAGCATTAGTAATCTCGGTCATATTTTCAGATTCCATTGCCATAATCAAAATCTTTTCTTCTCTCACAAGAAAAGGTCTATATTTAATTTTCTTTCCTGTCGAGGGCAACGTCAAATCATACGTTGGTGTATTAATCTTAGGTAAAGGCATAGTAATTGATACAAGTCAGTTAATTTTATTTAGAAAGATCTCCCTGATGTACTTCCAGTATTTGTTTCATTGGAATTATTAGAACCAGTATTATCAGAACCAGTATTATCAGAACCAGTATTATCAAAACCAGTATTATCAGAACCAGTATTATCAGATCTCCAACTTGTAGAATTTGAAAATGCATTTTTGATCTGTCGATCAGAAAGTTTTCCATTAAATAAATTTCTAGAATCACTATTGAGTGCTACATAGTCCTCATAATTATTTCCAAGGAGTGAAGATTTTTTATTAAATGTCCACGATGAACGTTCAGCATCTGAAATTCTGGACGTAGATGCAGATCTTGATCTAGAACCAGAATTTATAACATATCGATCATAATTAAAACTTACAGAAACTTTTAAAATATCTGCAGAACCATAAGATACTGGAATTGCAGTCATTAACTTAGGAAATGCATTAAAAAATTGATAATCTAATTGAGATTTATAATCTTTCTCAAATTTTGAAATATACATTGTCTGAGTTTTATAACTATCAGGATATCTCATTCTACGATAATAATTATCCTCCAATTCATTTATCTCATTACTAGATCCACTACTAATATAATCAATCCATCCTTCAAATATTCTCAAATTTGTATAATCATTGTCAACATAAAAAGTAAAGTCAATATCAGTATATAAACGAGTATGAGCAAACTCTTGCGGAATACCCATGAAATTATCTTTTACTTCCGTTGTTGCAAGAGAACTTCCTGGTAGTATTGCATCAGAACAAAGTAAATTTCCCTTTGTTCCCATAAAATAAGCAGGATTTGCAACTCCAAATTTTGTTCTTAAGTGCTCACTAACACCTCCAGGAAGACCATTAAAACTTACTTGAAAATGATTTGTTTGAGATAAGTTGCCAAATATTTCCTTAGCATCTCTTGGTTGTATACTTCTTACATAAGGACGAGTCACTCTAAATACCTGTAAGACTGCTTTATTATTAGTTATTTAGATGTCCTATAAGGGAAAATATAAACCATCTTATCCTAAAAAGTATAAGGGCGATCCCAATAAAATCATTTATCGTTCCTTATGGGAGCGCAAATTTATGAAATATTGTGACAATAACCAGAATATTTTAGAATGGGGAAGTGAAGAAGTTATTGTTCCCTATCGATCACCAATTGATAACAGATATCACAGATACTTTCCAGACTTTTATATTAAGGTCAAAGAATCAAATGGTATGATCAAAAAGATGATTATTGAAATCAAACCATTTAAACAGTGTATTGAACCTAAAGTCAAACAAAGAAAGACAAAAGGTTATATCTATGAAGTCGTTGAGTATGCTAAAAATCAGGCAAAGTGGAATGCCGCCAAAGAATGGTGTTTAGATCATGGTTATGAGTTTAAGGTCCTTACAGAAAACGAATTAGGCATCAAATGACATTTTCATATCCGACAGATGATAATGATAATCGTGTACGTGGTGTGATTAAGAATTTAATTGGCACAGAAAATCCTGATGATATCATGACAGAATTAGTTAGTGTCTTAACTGAAGGAGGTAAGAATGCAACTGCCGGAAAATATTATACTTTTTTCTATGATGCCAAAACACCAGGAATACAATATGATCAATATCCTCTTGTAGGTGTTACTGAAGTATTTTCTTGGGGATTTCGTGGAATAAATTTTCATTGGAGAGATAGAAGACAATATGATTACGATCAAATCATTGGAGGACTCTATGAAATCTATTCAGAAGAGATGTCTGATGTAATAGAACTTGGTTTTGCGAATATTCGTTCTAAATAGTTAGAAAAAAGATAGATGGCAGAAATTTATCGTTATCCATATACATTAATAACAAAGTCCACAGATTATCTACAAATCGATGTTGTCGATTATAAACCTATAGGAAATATAGGAAAAACTATCGTAAACACACCAGGTTCTAGAAGAAATCAGGGAAAAAACAAGAAAAAAACAATATTTCTTCCCATCCCATCAAATATTTCAGATACCAATGCTGCCAGGTATGGTTCTTCGGAACTGAATAGTATTGCCGGTGCTGCTATTGGTGGAATTGCTGATCTGATGACTAATACTGGTGGGGCACTTGGTGGAGAAGGTGGAGGCATCACAGCTGCGCTTACAGCAGCAGGATCGTCCGCAAGTACTGCAATTGCAAATATTGGAAATGCGGCTGGAGGATTGAAAGGTCTTCAAGGATTCGCTACCAGACAATTAGCAGCTTCGGCAGCAGGAATACTTGGTGCGAATATTACACCAGGTCAACTACTTGCAAGAACACAAGGTGAGATCTTAAATCCAAATATGGAACTCTTATTTAATGGACCGACTTTGAGATCTTTTAGATTCTCATTTAAAATAACTCCAAGAAATGAAACGGAAGCAGGGGAAATAAAAAAAATTATAAGATGCTTCAAGCAAAGTATGGCACCAAAAGTTGGCAGTGGTATTGCAGAAGTTAATGCTGCGGGAGCTTCAGATACATTTCTCCGCACACCAAACGTTTTTGAATTAACATACAAACAAGGAGGAGGTGAACATGAATTCTTGAATAAGTTTAAGCAGTGCTTCCTAGAAAGTGTTAATGTTAATTATACTGCTGACGGAACATATGCAACTTATAATGACGGAACTCCAGTTTCTATGATAATGGACTTATCATTCAAAGAGATTGAACCAGTTTATGATGTTGATTATAACAATGAATATGCCGGAAGAGGAGTAGGATACTAAAATGGGATATTTCAGAGAACTACCAGAATTAGACTATCAATCATTTTTATCTAACAGTAATTCTTCTCAAAATTACTTAAGAGTTAAAAACCTATTCAGAAGAAATAAATTACGTGAAGACTTGCAAAATGTTTTTACAATTTTTAATAAATATGAGATTGTAGAAGGTGCAAGACCGGATACTGTTGCCGAAGAGTTTTATGGCAGTTCAGAACTTGATTGGGTTGTTTTGATGACTGCAGGTATAACAAATGTTAGAGATCAATGGCCTCTTTCAAATCGTGACCTCTATAGATTTGCTGTTAAAAAATATGGAGTAGAAAATTTAACATCTCCTCATCATTATGAAACTAAAGAAGTTAAAGATTCTCAAGATAGACTAATTCTTCCTGTAGGAAAAGTTGTAGACTCTGATTTTACAATTCCAAATCCAAACAATAAAGCAGTAAATATAAATCCTGTACA